CTGAGAAAACTAATAAGGGGATGGTGTGGGTTGAACCTGCACCCTCCTTTGACAACCGCTTCTGGTGGGATGCAGATACACCAAAGGCTTTGGATGATGTCAACGAGGTGGACGAAGACGGTAATCCTGTGTTGGGCATTGACGGTGAGCAACTTGTCACACTAGGTTTGAAATCACAGTGGAAAGCCACCGTCAAAGCACAGGCTGGTGGCTTGCTTGAGCCGACAGACTGGATGGTAATCAAAGCTAGTGAGGTTACAGACTATTCCGTACCTACTGATATCTTAACTTATCGTGCGGATGTTCGTACTGCTAGTAATACAATTGAAGCTGCTATTGATTCAGCATCTGATCATTCATCGTTTATTGCTTTGTTTGATTCACCAACAGACGATGATGGTATTCCAACTGGTAATGCACCAATATCTAACTGGCCACAGGAGATTACGCAATGAGCAAGGCAAGAAACTTAGCAGACCTTATTAGTGGTAATTACGATGTACCAGCAAGTTCGCTTGGCAACGTACAGGCTTTTCCAACCAACTGGACTGCTTCACTTAGTGGCTCAGATATGGTGTTCTCTTATAGCGGAACAGCTAAAGTAAAGATTGCTACTGATGGTTCTGTTACAGCCACTGATGACGTTACAGCATTTGGGAGTGTATAATTATGCCAGCTATCCCTAACTCTGGAGCTATATCACTAGCTGATTTTGCCACTGAGTTTGGTGGCACAGCACCACATAGTATGTCTGAATACTACAGAGATGGTGGTAATGTTCCATCAAACAACTCTAACGTACCTACTGCTGGAGCATTTCGCTTTGGTCATATGCGTGGCGCTATCAATGCAATCATCAATACACTAGCAAACACAACTAACGTAAACCTTGCTACCGTGTTTGGTGACAACTGGGCAAGCTCAGTACCCAAAGAAATCATCATACCATCAGGCGTAACTATTGGCGGCACAGGCTCATCTGATGCGCTTACAGCACCTAGTGGCATGGGTGGTACACTGACAATCACGAACGCTGGTAGTGTTATCGGCTTTGGTGGAACATCAGGCGGTAACGGTGGCAACGCTATTCGTATTGCTTCTAGTGGAGTTACTGTGACTAACTCTGGCCTCATCGCTGGCGGTGGTGGAGCAGGGGGAAATGGTGGTAACGGAGGAACTGGTGGTGCTGGTGGTGCTGGTGGATACACTTGGCCTGTAGGCAGTTTCTTTACACTTAGTTGTACTAATTATATTTCTGGACCTGCCTCGAACCACAAAGTACGAGGTCCTAATAACGGTTGCTGCTCTATGTGTGAATTAACTAGGTGGAATTGGTATAATGTTGGCTCATTGGTTGCAGGAGCATCAGGAGGTGCTGGGGGTGCTGGTGGTGCTGGCGGTAATGGCGGCAACGGTGCTGGTTACAACCAATCCGCAGCTAGTGGTTCTGCTGGCTTATCTGGTTCATCTGGAAACTCTGGTGCTAGTGGAGGGGGTGTAAGCTCTACTATTGGCTCAGCCTCAATAGGTAACGGTGGTGCTGGCGGTAATGGAGGCACTGGAGGCACTGGAGGAAATGGTAGTGCTTATGGCGTTTCAGGTACTGGTGGCTCTAGCGGAACTTCTGGCTCGAATGGTGGCACTGGTGGTCAGGGTCGATGGGATTGGGATAACGCAAGGTCTACAAAACCGGGGGATGGTCAATACGGCGGTTTAACTCAGCGTTTTAGTAATGGTAGCTCTGGCTCTGGAGGTTCTTCTGGTGCATCAGGTGGTGCTGGTGGTAACGCAGGGGCGGCAGTTATTTACACTGCAGCCTACACAATGAACAACACAGGCACACTTGCAGGAGCAGCATAATGACAAGCGAAGAACGTATGGCTATATGCAAAAGCTGTGAGTGGCTAAGGCCAGTAATAAATCAGTGCAAGAAATGTGGGTGCTTTATGAACTTAAAGACCAAGATTAAATCAACTAAATGTCCGATGAGGAAATGGTAATGAGTGATTATACAATAGAAAAAATTCACGATGATGGAAACGTAGATGTAAGATTCCCTGATGGCTCTTGGGCTAGAATCAAAACATCAGATGCAATGTCTCAGGAACAGTTTGATGCCGAAGTTTGGAATTATAAACCTGCACCAACGACTTCAGCACCCAGCTTTTTAAGAGAAAACGGAACTGGAACAGCGTCACCATTACCTGTTGGTGGCTTTGATGATGAGGAAATAGTAAATCCTCAATGGCTAGATGACCGACTAGATGCTTATGGTTTAGTTAACGCACAGCTTGAGTACATAACAGAGAATGGAATAGAGGCATGGCAAGCACACGTAGCGGAAATCAAAGCGATGTATCCGAAGGAATAACAGACTTCTATAACTGTATGCTTGATGGTTCATACAAAGGTTTCTTTCCAGACTATGAAGCATACGTTACAAGACAGGTACTAAGAGTAAAGAGGTTTTATAAAGGCGGTAATGTTTTATCAGTAGGATGCGGAACAGGCGACATAGAGGCCAGGTTACCAATGCCTGTTGTTTGTTATGACATCCACGATGCAGCAAAAGTATTACACCCTGAGTTAGACTTTAGGTACGAATGGCCTGATGAGAAGTTTGAATTAGTTTTATGTATAGGATCTGTGCTACCTTATGTTCCAACCAATGAGCAAAAAATTTTAGTAGACCGGATGGTTAACACAACAACTGCGGATGGTATGGTTTTAATTACAGGACTAAACAACAAAGGTGAAGAGCAAGACATTGTTACTGAGTACATATATCCTGTTGAATACCCAAGCCACCCTAAAATAAAGGTAATATAATGAAAACAGAACAGAGGCTAGTACCTGAACTTAAAGTACAAATGGAGCTAGAGGCTCACGAAAAAGAATGTGCAATACGATACCAAATGGTTAATGATAAACTTGAAAGTTTAGACAAACGAATGTGGCGACTAGAGGCAATGATTATGATATCAACGGCATCTATGATTGGCCTAGCCGTAATGCTTATAACACAGCTATGACGCATGTATTCCTGCTCTTAGTGTATCTGGGGACGGGTGAAACAAGAAAACTAACTAGCGCAGATATGTACTTTTATAATATAAACGAGTGCCTTTATTTTGCTAGTCAAGTTTCTAAACAATACGGTAACTATAAATATAATGATTACGTCAATGCAAAGGATCGAGTGACAGCCTATTGTATTCCAAAATACATTAATATAGAAAATGTGAGGGTATACTAAATGATCGACCCAGTGTCAGCTTTCGCCGCCTTATCTGCAGGGCATTCCGCAATTAAAAAAGGTATAGAGATGGGGCGTGACCTTTCTACTATGAGTAATGCAGTTGCTCGTTACGCGCAAGGAGAGGCAGAACTCCAATTCGGTGCGGCAAGAAAAAAGAAATCTAAGTTTTCTTTAGCAGAAGACTCAGCTATTGAAAAGCATTTTCGTAAAGAAAAACTAGAAGATATGCGTAATGAATTACGATCTATCTTTCAGCTTTATGGTAAGCCCGGACAATGGGAAAGACTTCAAGCTGAGATTGCAAATGAACGTGCTGAAATTAAAAAGCAACTTGAAGAAGAGGCTGCTAAAAGAGAAAGAATTATAGCCACCATTGTAGTTACTCTATCAATAGTAATTGGTGTTGTTGGTGGATACTACTATATCAGTTGGCTTAAAGGATTATCTTAGGGAGGACAAAATGTTTGAAACTGTTTTATTAGTTTGTCTTTTATCAAATTCAACTCTTTGTTTTGAAGCGCATGATACGCGAGGGCCTTATATAACTATTCAAGAATGTATAGTTCGGGCAGAAGAAATGCGTTTAAGAATTAATTCATTAAATGACCATAGCGCAAAAGCATATCAGTGCAGAAAAGCTAAAGGAGGTTCAATATGATTGAAGCATTAATAGGCCCAGTTAGTAGCCTACTTGATAAATTTATAGAAGACAAAGATCAAAAAGCGCAGCTCGCCCATGACCTTGCAACAATGGCAGGTCGTCATGCACAAGAGCTTGCAAAGGGACAGCTTGAAATAAATAAAGCTGAAGCTCAACATCGTAGTATATTTGTTGCAGGCTGGCGACCATTTGTTGGTTGGACTTGTGGGATTGCACTTGCTTGGCATTTTGTACTTGCACCATTTATTATATTCGGTAGTGCATATGCTGGTATGACTTTACCTGAGTTACCACAATTTGATATGACTTCATTACTTACAGTCCTTATGGGAATGCTTGGGCTTGGTGGATTACGTACATTTGAAAAGGTGAAAAACGTTACAAAATGAATTTAGAAAAATTGCGTGAGGAATTAAAGATAGATGAAGGGGTTAAGTATGAAATCTACTTAGATCATCTTAAACTTCCTACCTTTGGAATCGGACATTTAATATTAAAGAGTGATCCAGAATATGACCAGCCAGTTGGTACTCCAGTTTCTGAAGACAGAGTTAATGATTGCTTTGCTAATGATATTGAAATTGTTCTTAAAGACTGTGTAAGTTTATTCCCAGATTTTAATACCTTACCAGAAGAAGTGCAATTAATTATTGCTAATATGATGTTTAATATGGGCTTACCCCGTTTATCCGGCTTTAAGAATTTTAAAGCAGCCATAGCGGCCCAAGATTGGTGCATGGCAGCCATTGAGATGGTTGATAGTCGTTGGTATAAACAAGTTACACAACGGGCTGAGAGGCTTGTAAAAAGAATGCAAAATGTGTAAAACCGAATTAAATGTCCCCTATAAGAGGAAGGCACATCTATCTTATAGAGGAAATAAAAAATGAAAAATATTGAATACTCTGGACCATTTATGTCACTCTCACAAGAGATTGATAAGATGAAATACAGACAAGAGAATGAAAGTTTTGATGATAAGATTAAAAGAATAGCAAAAGCACTTAGTGATGATCCAGAGCATCAATATAACCTAGAAGATATTTTAGGTAATATGAGGTTCCTACCAGCAGGCAGAGTACAATCTGCTATGGGATCTAATAGAATTACAACTGCATATAACTGTTTTGTATCTGGTACAATTGAAGATAGTATGCATAGCATTATGGAGAAGGCTAGTGAAGCTGCTGAAACAATGCGTAGAGGTGGTGGGATTGGTTATGACTTTTCCAAGATCCGTCCCCGCGGCGACCGGATTAAATCTCTTGACTCGCAGTCGTCGGGACCGGTTTCTTTTATGGGTATCTTCGATTCTGTTTGCCAAACTATTGCATCATCCGGCCATCGCCGTGGCGCTCAGATGGGAGTACTACGCGTGGACCATCCAGACATTGAGGAGTTCATTGCTGCTAAACGTAATTCTGATAAGCTTACTGGTTTTAATGTTAGTGTAGGTATTACTGATAAATTTATGGAGGCTCTTCAGAATGATGGGGATGATTCTTTTGAACTGTGCTTTGATGGACTCACCGTTAAAACCGTATCGGCCACTAAGCTTTGGGATGAAATCATGCTTAGCACTTGGGATTGGGCTGAGCCTGGCGTATTGTTTATTGATCGAATAACTGAAATGAACAATCTCTTTTATTGTGAAGAGATCGCTGCTACCAACCCGTGTGGTGAGCAACCCCTACCTGCTTATGGTGCATGTTTGCTTGGATCATTTAACTTAACTAAGTATGTTGAAGATAACGAATTTAATTTTACGCAATTTAAAAAGGACATTCCGCATATAGTGCAGGGGATGGACAATGTTATTGACAGAACAATCTATCCACTTAAACAACAATCAGACGAAGCAAAGAACAAGCGCCGTATGGGACTTGGCGTCACTGGTCTGGCTAATGCCGGAGAAATGCTCGGAATGCCTTATGCCTCACCAGAATTTCTTGTGTGGGCAGAAAAAGTATTCGCATGCTTGCGTGACAATTGCTATAGAGCATCAGCGCGACTAGCAGCAGAGAAAGGTGCGTTCCCACTTTATCGTGAAGCCTACCTACAATCTAACTTTATTCGCAGCCTACCTGCCTCTGTTAAAAAGGAGATACGGGAACATGGTATTAGAAACAGTCACCTTACTTCTATTGCACCGACTGGTACAATATCTCTTGTAGCTGATAATGTTTCAGGCGGAATTGAACCCGTCTTTTCGCATTACTATGAACGAACCATTCAAACATTTGATGGACCTAAAGTAGAGCGCGTGGAGGATTATGCATATGCCCACGGAATAGAAAGCAAAACAGCAAACGACATTTCTGTACAGGATCATTTAGCTGTTTTATTGTTAGCTCAGCATTACGTTGATTCTGCATGTTCAAAAACTTGTAATGTGGGAGATGATGTCTCTTATGAAGACTTCAAGAAAGTGTATGTTGATGCCTGGAAGGGCGGGGCGAAGGGATGCACTACGTTCCGGTTGTCTGGAAAAAGATTTGGAATCCTTAACACCATTGAAGAAACCGTGGAAAAAGAAACGAAGATATCTAGCGAGACTCAGGAAATGGTTGAAGAAGAGGGAACGGTCGAAGCTTGCTTTATCGACCCGCTCACTGGCCAAAAAGAGTGCTCGTAATAATTATATAATAATGGAGGAGTAACATGGCAGAAGAAATTATTTCTGTTACCGATATTGCAGACTTAGGGGTTGTCAAGGACACTCCTCCTATTGCCCTCGGCCCTAATGTATTTAGTGATGTAAAGAATATTAGGTTCAGAGATAAAGCAGTGGCTAAGATGTCTGGTGAAGTATTGCTTAATAATATTACAAGCGATCTTACAGCATCTGGAGAAACCTTTGGTAAAGTAAGATTCATTGCTAATTGGGAAAATCCTAACGTAGCACCTAATGCTGTTTACTATATCTTTGTAGTTGACTATGTACGTAATAACGTAACTGTCGGGCAAAAAGTTTATATTCAAGATCACCTTGGTAATAAGAAAGACTTAACCCCAACCACACTTGCTGATGGCTTTACGTATACTCCATCAGAATGGCAGCATACTTTATTTGCAGGTGGCTTTGCGTTTATTCTTAACAATGGTTTAGATCATCCCCAATACATCTTAGATACCCCAGGTAATACTGATATTAATAATATTGTGTTAGCTGATCTTCCAGGATGGGATGGGTACTCTGTTGAGCAAACNGCNATTGAAGATACTTGGAATNCTAATGACTCTTACTTATTTGATACTGGTCAAAAGGTAGACTTTGCTATTAATGAGCTTGTAGTTACAGTTAATACTAGTACTACTAAAAGCATTGAAGCAGGTACACCAGCAGGTACTGGAACTCCTGGAGCAATTGATTTTGTTCCCGGTGCATTACCTAGTACCCTACCTTCAGTTGTAACATCAAAGTACCAAGTGTATATTGATGAAGCTACTAATACCACAGTAGTTTATACTAATGCATTAAATGCAAATGATGTTGTAAAGGTCGTAGTACGTTCTCGTAATACTGTTACAACTACCACAGGTATCATTGAATCATTTGGTGATCTTCTTGTAGCAGGTGATTTAACCGAACGTGACTCAGTTACTAATGCTGTTATCCGTAGACTCTCAGGTGTTGTTAGAACATCTGACGTTGCAGTTCCCGGGGCAGTGCCAAATAATTGGAACCCTTTTGGTGCTGGTGTAAGTACAGCTGATGAATTTACTTTATCAGAAACAAATATTATTGAAGATATGAAATCATTACAGGGTAATATGTATATCTTTAGTACTGACTCTATCCATGTAATGCGGTTAACTGGTAACCCTATAGCACCGGTATCTTTTAGTCCTGTGACAGATGAGTATGGTTGCCTTAATACAGGGTCTGTAATTGAATACGATGGTAAGCTATTTATTGTTGGATCAAATGATATATATGCTTTTGCAGGTAACCCTGGAGATATTGCATCATTAGCAGATGGTCGTGTATCAGAGTACTTCTTTAAAAACATTAATCCTATTCATGATAAGCAACTATTCTTAATACTAAACCATCAAGAAAATGAAGTATGGATTAACTACCCTACTCTTGCTTCGCTNGCAGGCGAATGCGATGAAGCTTTAATTTGGAACTATAGAGATAACACTTGGACTATTAGAGATTTAAATAATGTGACAGGGGGTACTTACGCACCTATTAAAGGTGGAGGTATTCCAATTGCTACTATTGCACTAGAGAATAGTTCAGGTAATGCTGGCTATAGTAATACGGGTAAACGTGAAACTCAAGTGCTAACAATTAATGGTAAGACACCTAAGAAAACGATAGGTACTAAAGCTATTAAGACAGTAGCTGTATCCGCATTTAGTGACTTTACAACAGATGTCTTAGAGGTTGTTGATCTTTTAGTAACTGGTGACACTGGTCCAAATACTGTTAATGCACAAAGTACTTTAGCTTTTCCAAGTGCAACAACCTTTGTATACGATCGCTCACAAACAACTCATCTTGATGGTGGGGCTAGTGCTATTATTAATGGTGATAGTAGTATTGGTAATGTAAGCTTTCCAGCAATTGCCGTGCTTGGTACAAACTATGCTGATGGTGCCACAATTACTATGACACAGTTCGTAGCGGCTGTGCGTGATTACATTAACAATAACTTTGCATTATCAGATTTTACAGCAACTGCTACTACGAATACTTTAACGTTAACTTCAGATGTTCCGGGGCCTAGGGTATTTAGTACCTCTACGTTTGCGGTATCTGGCGGCACGACAAGTAATTTAGTAATTAATTCAATTATAACCGGAATAGGTATATATGGTATTACAACAGCGTTAAGCCCTGCTATATCTATGACAATTACAGCACCNGCTGTAGTAGGTGTACATGCCGCAATTAATGAAACAATTACTCTTACAAAAAATCTNACGGCTACAACGGCGATTAGAGATAATGCTATTACTAAACTATCTGCTCGTTCTGCTTTCAATGGGAGTAGTGGCGCTATTTATAGTGTGGCTGCTAATGGGAACAATGTAAGGTTTACCTCAGTACTTGGTGGAAATCATAGTCCTTTGACAATTACATTTAGTACTTCATATAGTGGGACCACTTATCCTGAAACACAGTTTGGTGGAAACTTAACTAGTACTGTTACAGTAATAACTGAGGGTGTTGATAATAATATTCCACAACCTACAATAACAGTAACCTTTCCTGATAATACTACAAGTAATGTTACTTTATCAGGTACACAAACACGAGCTACAGTTGTTACAGCAATTAGTAATTTAATTAATGCAAATGCCAATTGGAGTACAACTACTGGGACAGGATTAATTACAGCGACTGCTTCTGCAGTTGGGATAATTTCAAATAACTTTAGTATAGCAGNAACAAGCAGTGGCGCTTTACCACCTGGCTTTAGTAGTAGCAACTTTACGTATGCTCAAACAAGAGCGGGTGTAGCTCAGCACAATACTACGGATAGTATTACTCTTACGCCGCCTCAAGGGTCAGCTGTAACTGTAAACTTTAATAGTACCGCAGCATTTGATCCTGACTCAGGTTCATCTCCGACAAACGTAGCCGAAATAACTGCAACAGAAATAGCTACCGCATTAGAAGCAGCTTGGACGGATACTACTTACTTTACAGTATCACGGACAAATGAAGTTCTTACTTTTACAAGTGTAAATAGAGACAACCCTGCAGGGGTATTTAATTATACTGTTGTTAATGGTGACTCAAGAACCGGTACGTTAGTAACGCCACTTGTATCAAATGCTTCGGCAGTTGTTACCGAGGGTGTTGATCCTATCTTTGCTAAGATGACTAGGGTAACAGTTACTTTGCAAACATTAACAGGCGATAGTGTAATCTTTGATAGACACTATGGAGAAGGCCCGGGTAGATTACTTGATCCTGACTTTACACCCGCTGCTAATGATAGTCCATATGGAGATTCAGGTGCAGCTAATGCTACTGATTATCTTAATCTGTACTATGATCCTGATAAAGATCCTGCTAGAACTAATACAGTTGAACAGGCTAAGCCTAACGGTACTGTAGCAGATTTAGAAACAGCGATGCTTGCAGCGCTTACAGCTATTAGTAGTAATCAAACTCTTATCGTAATACCTGATAGTGCTTCGGCACCAACTGAGATTACTATTAGCCCATCACAGTTTAGCAATACAGCTAACTATGTTAAGTTGTTTTCTCCTGCAACACAGGTTGTAGCAGCATCAGTAGCACCTACAGTAGCTAGCTTAATTGCGGTAGCTGAAGGTAATACTGTTGCAACAAGTGCACCTACACAAGACACTACTGGAACTACTATTAGTACTACGTTTGATATTGAGCGGCCTTGGTCGTCTTTAAAAACTAACCCTAATAGACGTTACCCTGTCTTTGCGCAGTCTGGCTTTACAGAAGGTACACTATTTAACCGTATTCGTGCAGGTGATGTAGGCTTTACATTCGCAGGAACACCTTATGTTTCTTATGTTGAACGTGAAGGTCTCTCAGTTACACCTAACTTTGATACTGAGCTATTAAGTAGTATTGCTTTATGGGCNGATGGTGGNACAGTTACTGAAGTNGGTGGTGTACCTCAAAGAGCTACGCTACAAATCAGAGCTAGAGCTACTAATTATCCTGGCGAAATACCNTATCTTACTACACCAGAAGATAACAATCAAACAGACGCTAGACAAAATAAACTAGTAGTTAATGATTATGTTGTAGCAGCTAGTTATAAAACAGATATGCGTATAACAGGTCGCTTCCTTAATTATAGGGTTGATGATGCTGCAGCTAGTACTGCTTCTGGTTATACTGGTAGTAATACTAATAGCTGGCGCTTTTCAGGTTTACAACTAGGCGTTCAGAAAGGGGGTGTAAAGTAATGGCTATTCAGAACCCTCCTCTAACCGAGGATAAAACTCTTAACTTTGCTTTGCTAGAGTTAGTAAGAGAAGTTAATAACAGCGAACAAAGATTGCTAAGGCTGATTGATCAAATTAAAACAGCTAGCGATTTTGCAGACTTACAAGCAAAGGTGAATGCACGATGATAAGACGTATTGAGGACAACGATGTATTCGAAGCTATTCAGCTTATGGATAAATCAACTAAAGAAAATACATACGGTGGATACGAGCGTAACGAAGCCGTATGGATTTCTTTCTTTCTTGATATTGTTGCAAAACAAAAAGAAAGCAATCCACATTATTTAGCTATTGGTGATTATGATAATGGCAAGCTAATTGGTTTTCTATTAGCATCTACGTTTAAAAGCTATTATAACAATCGTTATACAATGGACGTAAAAGATTGTATTATCAATAAAGATATTGGTAATGCGTTTACTGTTATTAGATTGTTCAATGCAATGATTGAGCATACTAAATACCATGGTGGTATGAGGTGGAGAGCTGATTCAATTCGGGCTGAAAAACATTCCGAACAGTACACTAAATTATTAAAGATTAAATACGGGGCAGATCTATACTATTCTGCACACGGTAAAATTAATCAGGAGATTAATATGAATAATATTCAACAGGAGAATGAGCATGGGTAGTGGAGGTGGTAGTCAAACTACAACAACCGGTATTGATCCGGAATATAAACAATATTTAACCCGTGTACTTGGGGATGTTACGAGTCGATATGAACGTGAAGTTGGCGCAGGACCTGATGCTATTGTTGCAAAAATGGATCCACGACAACAGCGTGCAATTGATATGCAGTCTCAATTAGCTGAGCAAGCAATGTCAGGTACAGGTTTATATAACACGCAAGCAGCCCAACGGCGCGATCTGGAGAACCTTATGGGTTCTCAAGTAGGTCAAGCTAGTGCAGCAGGCGCACTGGGCTCTGCGCGTAGCCAGAGGGCCATGCAGAGTGCTTTAGCGGATAAAGCGTTAGAGTATCAACAGCGTCGACAAGCAGAAGCCGCAGGTGGTATTGAAGCACTAGGTCAAGCAGGAAGCACATTACAAGAGTATGAGCAACAAAGACTTGATGCACCACATACAAGTGCACAAAGATACTTTGGTTATCTTCAGAATTCACCTCAATCAACTGCCACATCCGGTGGAGGTAAGTAATGATTCAGCTTGCTAAACCAATGGTGACCGGAGAACAAATGAAGGGCCCGCTATATCGTGCGCCACCAGTAGAACTACAAGAACCTGGTATTTTAGGCGAAATGAGACAGCGTGCAATAGGCAAAGCTGTAGATAAGGCTGGTGAAAAAATGCTAGAGAAGGCAGGTGGTGAAACTGCGGCAGGAGTGGGCGCTGCTATGGGAGATCCTACTGGTGGAGTAGCTAGTGAAATTGCTTATGAAACAGCTTTACCTATGCTTAAAAGTTTACTAGGTAGCTTCTTTAATAAAGGTGGCTATGTTAATGGTCCCCTTTCAATGACAAATATTAATAAAGTAAAGTATAAACAAAATGGCGGCAAAGTTGCTGAAGAAATTGAAATTAATTATGGTGGACCCCTAGCATCTAAAGGAGTATAGTCATGTCAATAATTCCTTATCAACCGACATATAGCTTAACTCCCCAATATGGAACGCGCTATGGTCCCTCAGAATTTGCGCCACCAACTGCGCCAGTTTCTAGTCCACAAACTTTAGGTACACAAACGCCTGCAGTTAATACAGTTGGAGCAGGTGCAGCAAGCCCACAACCAATGACTTATAATCAAGACCCGTTTGCTCAGCCTACAGGCACAGGCTTTCGTCCTGCAACCACTACTGGTTATACTGCAAGTGGCACAACACCTTATGTCCCGCCAACTACTCCTCCTCCTATGCCTGCAACAACTATGGCTACGAATAATACTATTCAAGCTACACAAGCTGCAAGTAATGGGGGCCAAGACGTAAGTCAACCAGACAAAATAGCTGCTGCCCAATCACTTGGGTATACACGTGGAACTCAGAATCCATTAGCACTAGGTCTTGCTGCACTTCCACTTGGTGGTTTAATTGCTGATAAAATGGATTTAAATAAAGATTATACATATGGAACATATGGAACATATGATGCAGCTGGTAATGTTTTTGGTAGTCAAGGTCGTGCATATGATCCAATTACCGGTAGAGCTGCGCAATCTTATGCAGGGGTTACTGATTATTACGGCGGATTAAAAGATAGCTATAGTAATTTAAGAGCCGCTGGAGAAAGTGTCCCCGGTTCATTACTAGGAAGTTATGAAAACTCTTTGTATGCACAACAAGCAATTAACCCAAGTCTTAATACTGCGCAAGCTAGAGCTGCAATGCTAAGGGGCACTGCAGATGCAAGAGGGCTTCCAACCATACAAGGTTTAATTGAAGCTAATACAGCTGCTGTAGACCCTGCTTATGCTAAAGATCAAGGCTATTCTACAAACGACTTTGATTTTATGGGCAGTACCCCAATCACTGCTGAAATGCTAGGCTTTGATGGTAGCCGCCCAATGCCTACAAATATCTCAGGTAGATTTGGTACACAGCCAGGCGATCTAGCAAGAACACAAATGGGCATTGGGGTAATTAATGAAGCTGGTCAAATTGAAACACCTCAAGGTACGGTTATTAGTATAAACGATCCGTACACTGGAAAAGAGGTTTCACTTTTAAATAATAATGCTCAAACAGAATTAGCGCGTAATCAAATACTAGAAGCGCGTTCAAACCCCGAGGGTGCTGGTATGAGTGGCTTTAATGTAAGTGATGGAGAAGGTGGTAGTTATCAGACTGATTCTTCAGGAACAGCAGGCGCATTTAGTGGAGGAGTTACAGGTATGGAAGATGAATACGATGGGCCCTCAGGTAATGGTGGTGGCTCAAGTGGAGGTAAAGGATAATGAAACTCAAAAAGTTTGAACAGAAAGACCGGCATGGTAATATGTTCTCTATTGAATTTGATACCTCCGTTCCAGAGATGTCAATGATTCCTAATCACCCAGGTAAACCAAAAGGTACTGATACTGTTCCTGCATGGCTTACGCCTGGTGAATTTGTAATGAATGCAGAAGCTGTTCGAATGTTTGAACCACAGATTGAACAGATGAATAATGCAGGTCGTACAGTACAAGCAGCACAAGGTGGTACAATTCCAATGTATGCTGCTGCTGGTGAAGGGGTACCTTTACCTAAACCTAAACCGGAAATAAAAGATGTACCAGCATTAGACCCACAACAGCTTTATACAATGCTACGTAAGCGTGATTTTACTGATGCTGCAGCTCGCGGTATTATGGGTAATTTCTATGCAGAATCAAACCTTGATCCTGATTCAAGACAGATACTTAGTAGTGGTGAAACAGGGGCAGGTCGTGGTTTAGCACAATGGGAAAGTGGCGGAAGGTTTAATACTGATCCCCTTAATCTGGTTGATTTTTCTAATGAGCGCGGAACAAAGTGGACAGATCCAGAAACACAATTAGATTTTATGATTGCTGAAATGGAAAACTCCGAAGCTTTTGGTAATGTGCGTAATCAAATGAATCAAGCAAAGACACCTGAAGAAGCTGCTAAAATATTTTTAGAAGGTTATGAAAAAGCTAACCCTGAAAAAGCGCGGCTAGATAAGCGTACAGAATATGCATCTAACTTTCAACCACAACAGGATGAACCTTCAATCTGGTCAAGGATATTTAAATCTCTTAATCCAATTGGTTCAGCTGACGCTGCAGTACCTCAACCAACTGCCGTTCCTTCTAAACCAGAGCCGACTGCATTAGGTTTAACACCTGATCAATACAAGCAATTTGAAATGCAACAATTAGCTCGGGCAGAAAAAGATGTACGTGGTAAAGACTATGATGATCTAGGTACAGTAGGTGATATTTTTGTTCCAGAAATTACAGCATTAGGTTTAACACCTGATCAGTATAAGCAATTTGAAATGCAGCAATTAGCTCAGGCAGAAAGAGATGTACGTGGTGAAGACTCTGATGACCTAGGTACAGTAGGTGATATTCTTGTTCCTGAAATTACAGATGTTCCTCCTACAAAAGATGAGATTAAAGATTGGTGGGAAGATACCCAAGCTGAAATGAAGCAGGTAACTAACCTTGGCGGTAGTGGTATTGTAATTGATTCACCTGAAGACGTGCTTGCAGCTGCAGAAAGAAATGAACAGATTGCAAGTAATCAGTTAGATATTGAAGCAGAATCAGGTAATGTTGCAGATATTAAACTAGCCGCTGAAACCTTAAATGAATCTGCTAATAAGGCAGATGTTGTTGCTAATAGCTTAGTACGGTCAGAGGCTCATGCTAATATGCAAGGTACTAAGAAAGAAGCAGAAGCTGCTCAGCTAGCTGCAGATCAAGCACAGAAAAGAGCTGATGCCCTTGCTGATGCAGGTCTTATAGAAAGAGCTGCTCAAGCACAAGCTAAAGCCGATGCGTTAGCCGTTGAAGCTAATACTGCTAGGACAATAGCTGAAGAGGCTGCAGCTAAAGAAGATCTTTTATACGATGAAGATGGTAAAGCTATTATTAACTACCGTGATAAAGATACATTAGGTGCACCTAGCCAAGCTCAAACGCAGCAACAAAGTGAAGTGCTTACAGCTATTGCAAATGATATTCAATCAATTGATGATGGCTCTGCTGCAGGAACTACGGAAGCTCAGGCAGAAGGCGCAGTTGCAAATGCAGGTGCTGATGGTAACGATAAAGTTAATAAGGCGGAGTCTTTCTTACAGGGTATCTTCGGTGACTTGTTTGATACGGGTGAGCTAAAGCGTATGGCAATTCTGTATGCTGGTTCACGACTTATGGGTGGCTCACACGGCGGCTCTCTTAACTGGGCAGCTAAGCAATACCTTACACGTGTAGATGCTAAGGCAGCTGATCGTGCCGCAACAATTAAAGAGTTGATTAAAGACGGTAAGTATACTCCTAAGACTATTCAAAAATTCGCAAAGACTGGGGATGCTAGTGTACTTATACCTATTGGCGAACCAATTTATCCAACTGGTACTAAGGAAATGTGGTATAGTCCTGAGGGTAAACGTATCCAAGCTGAAAAGTTTAAAGTAGGTGAAGGATATATTTGGTCAGCTGATGGTGGTAAGACTGCAATACCATCTAGCTGGCATCAACAAGCATCGCGCGTCCCAACTGAAGATGCGTATAATGATCGCATTAAATCTGAAGTACCATTAATAAAAGGCGTGCTAGAAGAAGTTGCAAACCGTATTGATGTTACACCCGGAGATGCTGCACGCGGTATTAAGCGTAGTCAAAAGACTGCAATAGATCCTACAGATGCTGCAATGGAAGTTGCACGTTGGGCTGCTAAAAATGGTATTGATGTTGCGACGGCTAGTGGTTATGCAAAATTGGCATATCAAATGGCAGTAGAACAATCTGGTGGTCCTAATAAAACTCAGCCAGAATCATTANTTCCATACCTGAATCAGCTTAAGTTACGCCAGGATACAGGGCAACATACGTTGTTCCAAGTTACAAAGGAAGACGGTAGAGTTGTATCTATGGACGCTGTGAAAGTTGAAGCTTTAAGTAATAATGTTTTAAGGCTTTATGGTTTAGAAGGTAAGATTAGTGACGGTAGAAATCGCGATGCGGTTAATCAATTCTGGACTTCAGCAGCTGAAATTTGGAATAATAAAGTTAATGAAAATCCAGATATTGTAGACATCTACCAAAAGAAAGCAGGTCCTAATAGCACTGCGTTTTATGCGTATGCACAAGAGCAGCTAAATTTAGCAATGATAAATAGATAGGAGACTAATATGGGTGACTTTGATGCGTTGTTTCAAAAGACTAATATCTTAGCAGGNAGTGGTGGTCACACCTTTGCTGATGCAGATACACTTAGAAANGATGATGGTAACCTACTCCGTATCCAAGGTTTAGAAGCAGCAGAGATTGCACACTTAACAGAGTCAGGCCTTCAATCAGGAACGGCTGGAGGCTCTGCTGCTACTGACCAAATTATTGCACTAGCAAATAAGTTTGGTTTTAATAACGTACAATACTTAACAAACACTGATGGTAGTCCAATGATGGATGCCACCGGTACTCGTCAAATGGTACGTATTAAAGATGCTTCTGGTCGGGACTTTACTGAACAACTAACGCGCCATGGTATTAATGAGCTTGGCGCGTATAGTACTAACAATGAAATCATTACAGCTAAGCTTGGTATGGCTGACCGTGCAAGTAATCTTGATGAGCCTCTTAATGATTGGGAAAAAGCAGGGCTAGCAATTGAGCAAGCTACTACTAATGAAATGCGGTATGAGCAAGAGTTTAAACAAACTGCTCTTAACGAGCAAGCCCTAGCTAATCTTAATGCCCCACAACAACCTGGTGAAACTGCAGAGATGTATGCTCGCCGTAAAGAAGAAGCTAATAAGTTTATTACTGCAGGCGTACAAGTTCGTAGTCTCGATCGTACATTAGATAATCAAGCTGTTAACCCATTAAGTGAAAGCTTCGATGTTGGTTTGACAGGGGTTGTTGAAGCAATGTACGGTGTTGCTGATCTGACCGGAGAAACAACCGGTTGGAACTGGCTAGAGAATCTTGGGGAAGCAGGTATCTCTCGTCAACGTGCATACCTTGCATCTAAACCAGAACTTAAGCTAAGCGCATTAAAACCAATCGTTGATAAAGACGGTAATGTCACTGGGAATGAATGGGATATTGATGGGCTTGGGGATTTCTTTCAATACCTCGGTAACAACGCCGCTGTCTCTATACCTTATATGGCTGTTACAGTTGGTGGTACATTAGCTGCACCCGTAACTGGCGGTGCTTCTTTAACTGTTCCCGCTGCAATGTATACTGGTCAAACTTGGAATGAAATGGAAGGCGAAGATCGTAGTGCATCTATTGCTATTGCTGCAGGTGTAACTCAAGCCGCTCTTGATCGTCTTGGTTTAGCGGGTATAATGTCAGGAGCAAGCATTCTTAAGAAAGAAACTAGGGATGCTGCTGTTGCTGCCATAGTGACACGCGACGGTGTTTCAGAAACTGTTGCTAAAAATATGATTGCTAATGCTACTAGATTAGAAATAGCTAACTTTGCAGGTGCTGCAGCGGATGTTGCTCAACAGCAATTAAAAGCACGTAATGTACTTCGTAGCTTTATGGCTAGCTCTAGTAAAGGTATGTTAACTGAATCTGTTACTGAAGCAGCTCAAGAAGCTACTGGTTATATGGCAGCTGTTGTTGGTAGTGATAAAGTATTTGATGCAGTCGAACTTGAAAATCGTTTGCTTAATGCTACGATTGCTGGTGGCTCATTAGGTGCAGGCTTTGCTATACCAGGTGTTGCTTATGATGCAGGAGCTTGGGCGGATGTTGCAGTTAGGCAAGCGCCAGCTGAAGCTAAAAGATTATCTAAGCAAGGACAAAGAGCTGAAGAAGAAATCCAAAGATACGGTAGGGTTAAAAGTATTATTGAGTTGAATAATGAAACAACTCAGGCTATTGCTGCACGTGGCTATCGGGGTTCAACCTTTGAGCAAAAGAAAGCGTCAGCTAACTTAGCAAAATTAAATCGTACAGTTTTTGGGCAACTAAAAGATGCATGGCAAAATATCCCAGCATTATGGCGTGGATCTGTGCGGCATATTATTAACCAGCCCTTACAAGATCAGTCGCGAGCAATGCGTATCNTAGCTGATACCTTTGGTGGTAACTTACAGCGTACATTTTCAGGATCAAACTTTGAGAATAATAAGCACCACTTACTAACTGAATATCGTAACATGGTTAAAACACCGGCTGAGTGGGCTCAGGCAGCTGGTATGAAAACCGTTAATCAACCAGAGCTGTCTCGNATTGTTGATAGCTTTAGTCAATGGTTAGGTAATCAAACAGGTACTATTAATTGGGATGCCTTACCAGCTAACCTTCAACAGCATAGATCATGGCTATCACAATACTACCAGCAGGTAAATACATTAAGTAATAAACTTTATAATGACCAACAAGCAGCGGCAGCTAGAAACAATAAGCCAGCTACATTAGGTTATGTTACAAACTACTTATTTAAATATAAAGCATTTAATAAAGCAAACATTGAAAAGAATAGAAATGGTTTTATCCAAAAGTTAATGGATAACTATCGATATACTAGAGATNAAGCCGCTGAGTTAGCTGATAATATTCTTAATCAAGATACATTATTAGGTGAGCAAGATGNGTTTAATGTTGGTAACGGTCGGTTTATTCCGGCTGCGCACCGTCGTCGAACACTTAATCTTTCTGAGAACCCAGAGTTTTCTGAGTTTATGGAATCAGATGCTTTTGTAAATATGTCGAATGCTGCAAAGTCTGCGGCTCGTTACATTACATACCAAGATTATCTCGGTGACAATAATGAAAAGATTAATGAGTTGCTTAATCAAGCTATTGAAGAAGGCGTACCTGCAGCTGAAGTAAATAAGGTTGCCTCACAAATGCAAGATTATCTTGATGCTGAATCAGGTAACTATAAACGTATGAAGAATAGAACCCTTGCAAGTATTCAAAAGAACCTTGGTATTTGGACAACAATTGCTGGTCTCCCTCTTGCAACCCTTTCTTCATTTGTTGAATTAGCTATTACAGTTATTGGCTTACCAAAAGGAATGGTATTTAAAACTGTCCGTAATGCTGCTAAAGAAATGGCTCAAGCATTATGGGGAACAATGACTGACCCAAGATATAATTCTACTAATCGACAGGTTGGTAAAGAACAACGGCAAAGTAATATTAAAAGACTAGGGTTCTTTGACTGGGACGTTGGTGCTGCACAATCTGTTGGTGCCACAGAAAATACCCATGCTTCACGGCACTTATTAGATAAGTACTTTAAGATTATTGGATTGCAGCAGTGGACAGACTACACTCGTAGTGTTCGTGCATCAATTGCTAATGATTTTATTATGAATCATCTTGCTACTATCCAAGATCATCGTGATTCTGGCGGAGTTAAAACAAATGATGTGCAAGAATCTGAAGAGCATCTACGTAATCTTGGTATTAATGTTGATGACATGCTTGCGCTAGTATATCAGCCAGGTCCGTGGTCTGCAGAACAAACACAGAACTTTGATCGCATGATGCTTGAGGCTGAGTTCAGCTTTGTCAATATGGCAATTGCGTTACCAGGTACAGCTAACCGTCCTTTGTTTTATCAGAACCAACACCTTGCATTGTTCACACAGTTTCAAGGTTTCATTGCTACGTTTACTGCGAATCAAATTCCAAAAATGTGGGGTGAGTATATAAAGCGTGGTACTCCTGCAATGAAGTACAATGCCTTTGCTGTAATGATGACAATGCTTATGTTAGGATTTGTATCACAGTATCTTAAAGACCTACTTAAATATGGTGAGCCATCTCCGTATCTCGACGATATGGAAAAGCTACAACGTGCTGTAGGATCTTCTGGATTACTTGGTACTGGTGAGCGCGTACTTAATTTTATATATCCAATCTATGAATCATCATCTGACAATGCAGCTGAGTGGTTCTTTAATACGGTTTCGGGTGAGGCTGCTGCACTATCTAACGTCGCTCGTGTTTATGGCGGTGCAGGTAAAATCATTGAAGGCAGACCGGAGAAAGGTGTATATGACATACTTAAAACGGCCCCATTTGTGGGACCATTCAATCAACTTAATAGATCAATCGCTAGCATATTCGAATAGGAGGATAGCACATGTCTAAATTTTCAGGACCTAGTGTACTACCGGGTGGCCAAGTTACGCTACCCACTGAAGGAAAGGTTAGCGATTTTACAGAAATCTTAGCAAGACCCCTTCCAGTTTCAGAGCCCACCACAGCTCCTGAAGCAGGAGGGGCTGCTATTCCTACCCAGCCAATTGATGCTATGATTCAGGATGCTGTTAACTATGAAGCGGACAAAGAGGCTGGTGGTGGAGGTCCTATGGCCGTTGAAGGTGCTCCTATGGAGTTACCTACAGAGCTTCCTGGTGCTTCGGTCGCTGGTCCTTCTTTAGCGGAGCAGGTTGCACCAGGTGCGGTAGCTCCGGCTACTGCTCCGGTTATTCCAGAATCATTAGCCACTGAACAGCGAGAGCGTGAAAGAGTACGACCACTTACAGAAGTTTTAAAGATAACGAGTTTATCTCCAGCTTCTTTTAAGAAAGGTATGCCGGTTCAGGTTGCGCTAGAGCGTGCTGAAAATACCTCTAGTGTATTGAACACTGACCTTGCTGCTTCTCTCACTATGGCTGAAGGACAAACAATTAGCACATTCCCTGAAGCTACGCTTTCTCGTACTGTTAAAGAAACCGGTGAATTAATTAAACCAGCTATCCCCTTAACCAAAGGTTCTAATGTATCGCTTACAGCTAAAAGTATTTTCTTTGATCCCCGTGTATTAGATGCTGGTAAATATAATGAAGAAACCGGTCGTATCGGGGTTGATCCAGAGTTCTCAAAGATTATGTCTTTAACCACTGAGGCTTATCTTCATAATCAAATGTATAGTAATGAGGAAGCTGAGGGTCAAACAGATACTGATGCTTTTGAAGCTGTTGATGTGGCTGAACCGCAAATACCAGGTGTGCCTACAACTCGAGCGCCTAAGGCTAAAGGGCGGGAAAGATTAGGTAGAGAAATTTATCAGTCATGGAAAAGACAGCAAGCTACAAACCAAGGTCGTCCATCCGATGATTATTTAAAAGACATTGATGCTATTCCTTCAGATACGTTTACTTTCTTAGGTGACCTTGCTAAAGAAGTGTATGCCCGCGCTAATCCTGATATTTTGTTACGAGATGATAGTGAAGTTGGTGTACCAGGTGGGCAAGTATACTTTCAGTTAACTACTGAAGGTGCAATGGAACTTGATCGGTTAAATGAAAGTTTTAAAGCATTGTTTGCACAACCTGAAGTACCACCATTAACTGCGCCATCTGAAGATGCTCAACCGGTTTATGAAGCCCGCACAAGAGTTCGTAAGGTTACTACAAAGGTTGGGGACTTAGGGAATATTGATACGCTAAACCAATCTATTAAAAATTATAATAAAGTTGCGTATGTCAATGACCCTGCTAGAGAGAATGTAACTATGATGGTTGGGTTGCTGGGTCTTTTGAATGCAAACGTAGCTACTAACCAATCATACTCAGACATGCTAGGTGTAGGTGACAAAGCACTTGCAGAAGCTAGGAATGAAAAGAAGCGGCTATCTAACGCAGCTAACCGAGCGTTCGATGATGAGCAGCGCCAAGAGCTTCTTAGGAAAGCTAATCTTTATGACCCTGTAAAAATCGTTCAAGCTGAGCGTGAAAAGACGGTCAACATATTAGCTGGACTAGCTCGATACTCTGGTAAGAAAAACCATCTTACGTTTTCTATTCAGGGTTTAACCGGACGTACCCATGTCCAACAAACAATCTATAATCCGCAATCACACAAAGTTATCCGCGGTGCTGTAGGTGGTGGTAACGTATTCAAATGGGAAGCTGGTAAGGGCGGTGCTTTAGAAGCTGCTTGGAAAGAAACCATAGCTACTAGGTTATTTAAGAAGGAAGGGTTTGCTAAGACTGCAGAACTGAGTGAAGCTGAACGTATCAAATTGTTTAATGAAAACCAGCAAGGTAACACTGGTGCATACGTTCAAGCAGTAGCTTGGGGTAATGAACTCCTTAATGCTTCTAAGAACTTTGATGTAGATGCTGCAAAAGAAATAATTGTTAGACTACGTAATTCAAATACACCTGAAGAAGCTAGAGCAATTAAACTAGAAATGCAACAGCGCTTTAGTAATGACCCGCTCTCTGCAAACTTAAAGGCAGAGCTAGCAAGACATGGTAAAGAGTTTGGGTTCTTCGCTGGCTACTATATGGAGTTAGCTAAGTACGACAAAGCAATCCGTAGTAACGCACCAGATGGCAAGCAGTTCACCTCAACAATTACTGTTGAGATGGATGGTAAGACACACGGTCCAGCTACAAATGCTGCGCTACTTGGTATCCCAGAGATGGCTAAGCGTGGTGGTTTAATTCGTACCCAGGATCTTACAGCTACTGATGAGATTGATTTGCGTATTGCAATGAAAGATTACATGCAAAGCAATGTTGCTAAGCAGGCTGGTGCTCTCTACTCGGCGGAGCATGCTGCAGAGTATTCTGAAATCTTAAATCTTGCAGTTCAAGATAAAGAAAACTTCCTTAAGAAGTCACCTATGACTATGGGTTACGGACAGGAACTGCAATCACTTAAGATGCATGTAGATACTACCGTATTTACTGGGCCTAATGGTGATCAGATCAGAGCTATCGGTAATACAATAAAGGCTACACCTGATGAGATCATTGATTTTCTTCATGCGATGCTTGTTGATTCTATCTTTAACGTGCTTGATGCAAAGGTGGTAGCAGCCGGTAGGTTGCTTAAAGCAAATGCCTTTTACTCTATCATTACTAATGAAGTACTTTACTTTGATAATGCTATGGGTTTCCGAAGCTATGCTGCTGGTAAGCAGATGGTTCCTGAGCTTACTGAACAGACATCCTTTTCATTTAGACCTGAGGAAGGTCAAAGCAAAGGTAAGAAGGTTTCAGTACAGCTGTATCGTGAACGAGCAGAGGGTTCTGCAGTTCGTCCAGAGCTAGGCCCAGGAGGTTATACCACTGGTCGTATCCAGCCAGTTGCAGTGCAGTCTTACGATGGCAATATGATATCTCGTACAGGTAGCGATGCATCTTGGAAAACAATTACAGATAATGTACCACAAGGTGCTGATCCATTTGTTCTTCCAATCTTTGATGCTTATGTTGTAGACTTAGGTACACTAGCCTCTGTTAGACAAGAAGCTAACCGGCATTGGTATAATGGTATTGCTAATCATAGCTACACTAATGAGATCTTTACTAACTGGTATCAGCAAACATCTCAGGAAGTTAAAAAGAAACTTCTTGATGGTGGTAATGCAGAGCTAGAGGTAGATTGGAAGGCAGCTGGTGAAGGCCAAGGTCCTTTCCGTGGGTTAGCGTTTCAATTTCAAAGTGCAAAAGGTGGTAGGCATCTTAATCTACGTCAATCTTTTAAGCGTACTATGCAGTTTAGAGCAAAGAAGTCTGGTGAATCTGTAGAGGAGTATATGAAGTTCATTGGTGGAACAGCTACTAAAGTTACTAAAGAAGTACTAAAGCGAATCGCTGATGCAGATATTGATATTAGCTCAGACAAGTTAACTAACCGTGAAGTGTTTACTATAATTAATATTATAACGAATGCTAATGGATTGTCTACTAGAAATGTTAGTGCTTCTAAGCTGATCGAAGCTGATAAGAAAGACATGCTTGCTATGGTCCGTAAAGAACCACGCAACGTAGACCTCTAGCTGCATGTAATCCCTAAGGTTGCAAAAAAAAATAACCCCTGAGAATACCGTAATGGTACTCTCAGGGGCTTTTTTATTTCTTATATATCCTCATCATCTTCTTCTAATTCAATAAGAATAAAATGACGATTGCTAATAAACACAATGGTCCATAAACATAAACTAGATATAAGAAAGAACGGTGCTACGGCTAAATCAATTATCATCGATTTTACGGTAGGCTTCTTGTTTCCAGTCTCTTGCATATCGCTCACCATCTTCTCCTTTGTTAGCGTAGTATTCTTGTACGCGTTTATATTCTGTTTCAATAATCAACTCATCGAGTTGTCTGTCAGTCATTTTATCGGCTAAAGATTCGTCCATCTTTAATTCACGCAATGCTGTTTTGTTATCGGGTTCAAGCCCTAAACGAACCGGGAGAATCCCCGGTTGTTTACGCGAAGAAGTAGTCACTGTTGTATACCTCTCTTATCTCCAAGGCACCTAGGCCTGGTTGTGGATGGTTAAAATTATTTGGATTAGTGATAATCATTTGTTGTATAACTGTAAAGAAGTTATCGTAGTCATACATGTCTACAAATTTATCTTTAATTATTTCTAATAGATCATCAATGTCACAGGCATGTACACTAAATGAATCATGGATAGCACCAAAGTCGCTGCCCCATTCTTTAATTACCTGTGCCATATGTGCAGCATCCATAGAGTGCACAAAGTTTGGTGAGATACCAGACATGAATGAGCGTATCTTAGGCTTGTCTGTATTCTCTTTACCTACATGTTGGATACGTATGGTATCAGTCAGTTCTTCTGTACCATCTTCCTTACGGATTACCGGCTTAACCTTACGTTCACTGCAGCTAATGGTAGCCTTCTCTTTGAACTCGTTATCTATGAATGCTTCGTAGATAACAGGGAAGCCTGATGGTGTTGTCCAGTTGATAGACTTCTGATGTGTTTCTTTAGCGTAGTCTGAAGCAATTTCTGCCTCAGCTATTTTCTGTAGAAACTTCATAGTCTGTAGTGGACCTGCACATACCTCATCGATTGCTTTAACTAAATGCTTAGCAAGCAGTTGGCAATCTTCCTTAGAGATATTGTACTTATCGAGGTAACCCTCTGCATGACAATCCATATACATGTTCTCAGCTATCTTTAATGCACCCGCACTATAGGCACGGGTCATTGAACCACGCTTAGCAATACCTTTACGTATATGTTTCATGGGCATCTGGCGCTCGCTGAACCACTCTGGTAATCTAGTAATAAGATTCTTAGCACACTGTACATAGAAGTCTTTCTGGATCTCCTGAGGAACTACCCCTACTAGCTCACCAGCTTCTTTATCTTTAGACATTGCACACAAATGTTGCCATCCGTTGTTGCTACCATCTACTGGGATTGGGAGATACGTATAGTAGTCTTCATCAGATTGAAGTGCATTATAGATTTCTAATACACATGCAAGAAGTGTGATTGGTTTTTCAGCTGATAACTCAATACGTTCTTCAGCTGCAATTTCCATTAGCATATCTATATTATTATCAGTCCATGCTTCACGGTCTTCAAGCGTCATCTTATCCACTGAGATATCCTCTAAGCCTTCATCTTTAAGGCAGGGTAAGTAATCAGTAGATAGCCAATCAGGTAGGTTATCTTTATTGTATGTTTGATTGTAGCAACATGCAATATGTATTTTCAATCTTCTTAAACCTGCTTCGGTCATTGGTTTACCAGTAGCAAATAACATTTGTCCTCTGGCAATGTCATTACTTTGAAAGTTTAAGAAGGGTGTGGTGTAATAAATACGTCCACGATAATCCGCTTCAGTATATTGATAAAAGGTATGGTCATTTATTAATTCAGACCGTGCCATTGTTAAATCAAATTCAATTACCTTAGACTTATATTTCTTTGGTAAGTGTTTGTGTTGATCTAATATCTTTTCTCGATTACGATTTAAGATATCCCGTATCTGTGTATTAATTTTCCACGGAGTTTGTTGTAGAACATTCATGCTTTTAACAAAGTCGCGACTGAGATATTGCATAAACTCATTGCCCCTTTGTTCAGTCCAGCCTTTAATAACTGGGCGTTCTGTTGGTTGCATAAGTTCTGAAATATCTTCAGGCTTTTCAAATACCGTACCAAGTAATAAGTTTTTAGAACCTGCTGGAATCTCTAAGTTCCATAGTTCTGGTACAACAATATAGTGAGTACGACTTCGTTTTAACCCACGGTCTAGACCTTCCATTGGTACAAAGCTATCATCTTTATTTTTACCAATGTTAATCTGATGTGTTTGATAGAACGCTTCAAGAAACAAATCACCCATCATTACACGTAGCTTAAACCATTCCCAAGGTGGTTGATCATCGTGATAGTATTTAATATCATCGAGGATGTGTGCACCAACTGTAGTACTCAAGTGAGTAAGGTTAGCTTCACCTTGGTATGATTTGTTTCCACGTATACTGTTGCGAGTAAAGTGTTGTTGAATTGTATCCATTGTAAACACGAGGTAGGCTTTAAGGTCATCTTCAGTTGTTAACTTCAGTAGACTACAAGCAATATGCGCTTTAGCTTTTCTTATCTTCTCCGTCAGGTATTGGAGTTGTGCTTGCATATTTAATCCTATCTATTGACATGCGAGATACAGGCATTAGTAATAAGATACCTGTTTCATCTTTATACTTATCAGCAAAAACCACTCGGCTAATGCCACTTTGTAATATTAGTTTAGCACATTCTATACACGGTGAAAGTGTACAGTATAGTGTTGCATCTTCAGAAGACCCTGTGCTTTTAGCTAGCTTACATATTGCATTAGCTTCAGCGTGGATTACTTCTTTATGGGTTGCACCATTGGCATGCTTGCAGTCATTCGACATGCCCGAAGGCATGCCGTTATAACCCATACTAAGTATGTTACCGTCTTTAACAATTACAGCACCAACTTTTGTATCTTCATCGTGACTCATTTGTGCTACACGAAATGCAATATCCATAAATAATTGATCAAGTTTTAATTGTGTTGGCATAATTATATACTCGTAAAAGTTTCATCAAGTGTTGAGCTTAGTCGTCCTGTTTCCGGAGAATAAGCGGCAGCTCCAGCTGACCCGGTTTTTCCAGTGAATCGTGACTTGAGGACTCTAAACTTAATGGTGTTTCTTTCTGTATCATTGTCTGATACCAAGTTTCTCGCAAAGGCAATAATGTCGAACGAGATCTGCTTGATCGAGCCACTGCCTTTGATATCATCGATCGACGCAAGGTTACCCTCCTCAAATGATTTGCCACCGCCTGGTGCTTTTCTCAGGTGTGAGATTAGACCAAGCCATATGTTATGTTTCTTCACAATCTTAAGTAGATCACTCATGAGTTTATCTACCGCTTCGTTACCACCCAATCCTTCAGAGCCTTCAGATACTGCAATGGTAATGTGATCAAGGATGAGATACTTACAACCCATGAGCGCCATGTATTCAATCTTATCCAAGAGCGAAGTGTCCGAACAAGATCCTTGATGGTCGAGAAGTACAAGCCTTTCGTCCTTGAAGACCTGCTCAAATCCTTTTCTAAGTTCCGCATCTGAGATAGCCTTAAGGTCCATGCTAGATCGCTGGAGTGCCATACCGATAAACTTTTCTGCAGTATCTCCAACACTTTCTTCGAGAGATATAAGTCCAATCTTATCGTTAGTCTTAGCCAGTAAGTCAAGAGCAATCTCTTTAATGACAGTAGACTTACCGCTACCAGTGCCAGAAGTAAATAAAGTAATTTCACCATGTCGTATTCCATTTAGTTTATTGTTAAGTCCATCAAGACAGGCAGGGTATGGGATGCTTTCAATTGACTGGCGAGCTTTGAACTGTTCCCAGATTGGTTCGCCAACTACAATACCAGCTGGTGACCAGGTCTGTGCATCCCAGTAAGCTTGAAGTAATTTAGAAGAGCCATGCTTTAGTAGCTCATCTGATGGATCTTTTTCTATTAGCTTAGCAACTTTACATCTACCAGCACCAATAATCTTTGCTGCTTTCTCGACAGCTGCTTTACCAGCTTCATCTTGATCAAAGAATAGTACAACGGTTTCAAAGCGTCGGATAAATGACAGTTGATCTAGTAGTACTTTAGTACCTGATGCAGATGGGATGGATACTACAGGAAATACTTTGTTGTACTTATCATAGAACGCTTGAGCCATTGCGCAAGCATCTAGTTCGCCTTCAGTAATTACAAGAGACTTGCCACCCATGGCTTGTGCTTGGCCGAATAGTTCTGTATTACTAAAGTCTCCGTGTGTACGAAAGTCTTTAGGTAGTTTACGTTCTTTGTACGCTGTGACTTTACCGTCTTTAGTATAAGGGTAGTAGTGAGAACCTCCAGAACCGTCAGGGTTTACTGCCATCTTAATTCCGAAGTGATCGACCACTGACTTTGAAATACCTCTGCTTGTAATAGCAAAACTATTTAGGTCTGCAATTTCATCTAGTCTAGTAGTTGAAGTTGCTGTAGATAAGGCATTGAATTCATTCATATTTTCTGGTACTTTCTTTGTTGAGTAGTTACATGAGAAACAGTGTGCGCCATCATCGTAGATAGTAAATGCATCTGATGAATCACATTTAGGGCATTCTGTTTGTACGTATCGTGTCATCTCCATAACCTTTCTTCTTTAGTTTGTCTGATTCTTTTCCGTTTCAAAGAGCTTGCTTGTCTCTTCTGCAACCTCTTTACCTTCTTGTGCTTTTGATTGTGGAACTCTTCCCACTCGGACGTAAAGGAATTCTCTTCCTTTTGGCACGATAGTTTTGTGTAGTTCTGCATGATAAACCTTGTTGTCATTGAACTCCTCAAAGATACCTTGGTATGTATCGAGGAGTGGTTTAATTACATTGTCAATATCAGCTGCTCGATTAGAGAAACCTGCTACAATATAGAAGGTTACTTGCTCATCACCGAAGGGCCACTCGACCCCTCGGATTTCATCACGTAATTCATTTTGATAGTCAATGTAAACTCTCTGTTTGATTGACTTGTTCCTGTACGTCATGTTGTTTGCTGACAACGGTTTTATTCTGAAGGTGTGTTCTAATATCTTCATACTCGTTCCATGATGTTAGCATTCGTAATAAACGATGGCTAACTTCTAATTGTTTTAGGGAAGCGCCGTGTCCTCGCCAAGCTGCTCTAACTCTATTCCATCTACGTTTTTCTGGTATATCCTTCAAAATCTTTTCAGCTTTCTTAGGGCCAATACCTTTTAAGCCGGGAATATTATCTGCATTATCCCCGGTTAAACACTGAAGCATTAATCTTAAATGACCTTCGTCATCATCGATAAACTGCCATGTGTCTTTACCGTAGTTGTAATGGTTACCAGGTATTTGTAGTAAGTCTTTATCAATACCACAAATAACATATTGATTTTCGTTTTCTCTGGCTTCATATGCCCAGATAGAAACTAAATCATCTGCTTCCATTCCATCTGCAGCAACTGCACCTTGGTCTAAGGCGTAGCGATGCAGAAAGTTTAGCTTATCTTTAATGTCTTGATCAAGATCAGGACGGTGTGATTTGTATTCTGGATAAATATCTTTTCTGAAATTACCCGTACCTTTTACTGCATAGTAAGGAGTAAAGATTTCCTCTTCATCAAAAGAATTACAGAGTTTATCTTTAACAGTAAGCTCCATCTTTTTACAGAAATTACTATAGTTCTTTCGTAGATCTGATTCTGTTGTTGAACCATATGCTACCTTAAAGAAAATAGAATCTGCATCTACTAGCATATTAATGTTTGTCATAAGTGACTCCAGATTTATTAGTGAACATCTGCATAATTGTTTCCAATAGAACCTTCACCTGCCATGATAGTAACTCCGACTTGTTTAGGTCCTTCAGCAAATGATTCAGTAAGAATTTGTAAAACACGATCAGCATCTTTATCTGCAACAGACCAAGCTACTTCATCATGATAGTATAAGCGTGGTTGTGCATCAAGCTTTTCTTCTCTAATCTTTTCAATTTGGTAAGCAACTGCAGACTTAGTTGTGATTGCTTCACAAGATTGCAATAGGTAATTAAG